TCGAAAGAGTCTTTGAGTGGAATTAAGTGAGCGCCAGAATTCAAAGCACCTTCTCTTCCTATGTGACTATCTTCAAAGATAACAGTAGTTTTAGGTAAGGCATTTAAAACTGTCATACATTGCCAATACATTTCTGGATATGGCTTGGGTCTCCTAACATCTTCATTACTTACAAAGTAATCTACATATTCTAACACACCTATAGATATTAAAGCAAGTTTTACCGTTTCCCGTATAGAATTACTTGCAACGGCAACTTTTATACCTTGTGATTTTAGATTACTGAAAAATTCTATTAGAGTTGGATTTTTTGGAAACTGTTTGATTAATTCAAAAGTTGCTGTCTGTTTATCTTGCCAGACTTGGTCGTAGAAACTCGTAGGCAAACCTTTTCTTTCGGTAAGCATTTCGAGTTTTCTGGTGGTGTTTAACCCATCAAAAACACTGAGGTGTTCTTCTCGGTCAATTACATATCTTTCATCAACTCTTCTCAATGCATCATTAAGAGCATGATAATGTAATTCTCTAGATTCAATTAAAACGCCATCTAAGTCAAATATAATTAATTTATTTCGCATCACGATGTACCTTATTATGTCTCACTATACTTTTTCCATTACAAACATACTTATATCTATGTCTCACTCGGAGAGACCATTCAACATCGTCAGCTTGACCCCAGGCCAATTGTTCATTAAATGGATTGTCGATAATTAGTTGTGTCTTTGCAGCAACGAAACCACCAGATTGATACATGTAATTTGCATGTGACCAATCGTCATAGTGTAATGAAGTATATCTGGGAAATAAAGGTGAGTCCCAACAAACCCAATCTGTAAAATGCCTTTTGCCGTTTATTAAATATTGTGGACAAGAACAAATGTCCCAATCATTTCCAAACTCTAAAAAGTTTTTGTACCAGTCTTTATCAAAAACAAAGTAGTCGTGCATCAATACAATGTTTTGAAGATTGGCAGAACGAGCCAATAAGTTTTTCTTTCTCGTTATCCAACCAGGTTTAACAGATTCATCAAAATAAATATATCTCTCATATTTTGAACCTTCTACCTTTTTTTCACCTATCACCAGAACTTGATAATCACCACCATTTTCCGGAATGTTTAAACTATGAATAGAATCTATAACTTCTTTTAATTTTTCTTCATCGTCATATTTTGTAAGAATGCCAAAAGTAAAATTCATACTAACCTCATAATGTCATCAACTGTATTTTTTATCATGTGATTTAACGTAACATATTCGTATGCGTTTTCAATTTGTTTTTCTTTATCACCATCAAAATCTAAAATGTATTCTCGAAGTTGATGATCATTTGTATATGTAAAACCAAATTCATTCATTAGATTAGCACCAGCAATTTTTCTGGAAGCCCAAGGAGTTTTATTTAACATAGATTCCAAAAGTACTAAACCAAACCCTTCACTGAAGGAATGCATAATGTATAAATCTGCATCACGAATAGCCGATAAAACATCTTCTCGATCTTCTATCATAAATGTTTTAACATATTTCGAATCATTTGGTCGAATGTTATGTCTGTTATCATAACCAGTTAATACTAACGTAGCGTCATCTCTTCCAATATCATCGAATATTTGTGCAAGTTCATTCATTGCTTTATTTGGCCAAAACCCTCCACAAGACAGAAACATATATTTGGTTTCTATGCCATATTTTTCTCTAAAACCTGGCATACCAACAGATATCTTTTCGTCTATACCATGAATAACTCTAACACACTTATTCATGTGATTATGTTTTTTCAATAATTCATAATCTTCTGGCGCAGAACAACCCAAATATTTTACATGTTGCATAGCGTGCATGTACACTGGACTTTCAGATGGTTTTATAATCATGAATAGTATTGGTGAAGGTATTCTTTCTGCGTTCATCAATACTAAATTCTGTAAACCAACATCGCCACCATGAACAATAATCAAATCAAAATTTTGTCCTAATATGTTTACATCCGAAGTAACTTTTACTCCATTCAAATCACCTTTATGTTCTCCTGTGAAAACGGAAACATCATGTCCTCTACGAACACATTCTTCGGCCATATCTCTGACATAATTCTCAGAACCACCAGGATAAGGAGCATAACGATGCACTACAAACAATAAACGCTTCATGCAAATTTTTCCTCAATGACCTTTTTCATTTCAGGCACACGATCATACTGATGTACAATATGATATTCTAATCCGGTTGACGTTACTACTTTACCGTTTTCTAATTTTGGTTTTGGTTCTAAAAGCACAGGATCAAATTGAGCGGCTTTGCTTGGATCACCTGTTGTTCCTAATTGACATGCCCAACCATCTTCCGACCTAGTATATTTTGATAGTGAAGTATAAGGATTTTGACTTACCATGAAATTAAAAGTAGACTGATCGCAAATTGGAATAGGTCTATTTAAACATGATACAAAAATATTCAAAGCTAAATCACGGATAGCATAACCATGTCCAGCTAAAACACCAACGTTGAAGATTTCATTATTTTTAAACTGTTCGTAAATGTAAGCACCAAAAGTTTCTTTTAGATTTTGGTCACCCCAAGGTTCATCTTTGTAGAGAATACTTTCTGAAGCAAAGACTAAATTCTTAGAGATACATTCGGCTTCAAGGTATTCAATAGGATTTTTTTGAAATACAACATCTTTAACATCAGTCGTAATGACATATCTGTAATCTCTATTCTTTAAATAGTTATAGATATGTAAAAATCTTTCGGTGTGAACAGGCATTGAAGATGAATAAGATAAGTTTCCTGAATCATCTTGATTGAAACCTATTACACCGAAACCTGCCTCTGTAATTTTTTTAACAGTATCAGCATCACAGTTCATCAAGATTAAAACTTTATCACCCTCGAAACCTGAGGCATTGATAGAATTGATCCAATATTTTAATTTAGACCAATCATAATTAGTAGAACATCCTATAATCAAATCACGCACAATCATTCTCCTTAATTTATCATATATTCTTTATATATCTTTTAAACCTCTGAACTTTTTGTCCTGGTGTATCTTCTATATATTTTCTTGTGGTTTCGGGTCTGCCCCATTCTCCTGCACCAGCTTTCGAAACAAATTCTTGTTGTTCATTTACATCACCAATTCTTTGCACTGAACCATCTGATTTTGCAAAGTAGGCTTCAAATTTTACATCTTTAAAATCTTTTTTCAAACGTAAAAATTCTTTTAGATTCGCAAGACTATCATCGAACAAACGAACGTGAGAAAATTTACCTTGTTTTAAGTAATTATAAATTATAACATACTTAGCATGAGCTGGCGACAATTTTGTTAATTTACCAGCACGTTCAACTCTTACCTTATCAATATCAAAACCATATTGACGAAATGTATCTAAAAATGTTTCTTTATCATCGAAATCATTACGAGCAGTCAAAATAATCATTTGACTACCGGGTTTATTTACTACATTACGTAAAATAGCTTTCGCTTTAGAGAACATCTTAGTAATTGGTTTCGATTCTTCTTTAAATTTTTTAGCGTCACGAAACTGGCGATAATCGAATTCTTCACCTTTTTTTAATTGATATGTATTGAATTCCTGATTATTTAATTCACGAACAACTTTACCATTTTTTTTAACGGCAATTTTTGCCGTAGTATGAAAGAGAGTATCATCAATATCAAATATGGTTAATCCTGAACCTGTTTTTGAAGAAGAATCTTTTTCTTCATTCATACTCTTAAACATTTGTATTCTAGCTTCTTGTTTGCTCACCCACTCATTAGATGGTTTACCCTCACCTTTGTAATATGCAAGAGGTCGTTGAGTTTTTTTCGAAACTAAAGCCCAACGACCATTTACTTGTTTTAACATTAAGCAGCCTTTGGTAAATTTTTATCTTGATAGTCTTTGATTGCTGCTTTAATAGCATCTTCGGCTAAGATTGAACAATGTATCTTAACTGGTGGTAGAGCCAACTCTTCCGCAATCTCGGTGTTTTTAATTGCACCTGCTTCTTCAAGCGTTTTTCCTTTGACCCACTCTGTGACGAGCGACGAGCTCGCAATCGCACTCCCGCAGCCATATGTTTTAAATTTCGCATCTGTAATAATTCCTTCTTCTACTTTTATCTGCAATTTCAAAACATCACCGCAAGCTGGAGCACCTACTAATCCTGTGCCGACACTTTCATCACCGACATCAAACTTACCTACATTTCTTGGATTTTCGTAATGATCTAATACTTGAGTTGAATAAGCCATTTTAACCTCTTGTTAATTTAAGTATCTTTTGTATTTGATCTTCGACTAATTTTTTTCTGTTTGGCCAATATATGTATTCTTTATCGGCCGTTTGTAAAAGTTTTGTAAAGAAAGGTAAAACCAATTTCTCGACTTGTTGTAATCTAACTTGAAACTCTTCTACGGTGTCAGCCTTCTCATTGATTACTGCATTATACTCTTCTTCAGAGACAGCAGAGAAACCAAAGTCATCATCTCCGTATTCTTGTAATATTTTATTTAAATCGTATGCCATTATTTGCTCCAATTTTTTGCAGCATTAAAATTAGTTTGGCTAAACTCTAGTCGATCAACTAACTTCAATGCACCACCACTTATCCTATCTACTGCCACAAACCCTTCGGGACCAGTAACTCTATAACCATCTTCTGTTCTAACAAAGGTATCTACTGAAGATTTAATTGATTCTAATTTTCTTATTATCATTAACTTAGCATCAACTATTAGATTCATTAAATCAAAAATAGATTTTAATTGATTAGAACTACCTCTATAGAATCTCATCACTTCATTTTTTTCAGCAATTCTTTTCTTCTTTGTATCTTCTTTCTTTGCAGAAATTATTTCTTTATTTAACTTATCTTCAATATATTTAATTAGTTCTGATACATGTTGGCCGGTATTCGTTACCTTTTGACCTGATCTTATTTTGGTATTATTAAATGTTTTAATTTGTTCTTTAAATATTCCAGAAGATATTCTATTTAATACGACAGGATTTATGGTCTGAAAGACTTTGCCAGCCTGCGACAATAAAGATGTTACTGCTTGTGTTTCTTTATCAGTAAAAGTTGCAGTACCAGATGCATCAACAAAAGATGCATCACGAAACCAGACATCTTTAGTTTGTGTTAGATTTCCAATGTCAATATTAAAAGAAGCCTTCAACGTGTCTATAGTTCTTCCAGAATAAGATGTATGAAAAACTATTCCTAGTTGAGCGGCTAACATTTTTTTAGCCATAACTGAATCGATTGGCACTGCATACACGATTGTATTTGGTTGAAACTTTATATACTTTTGTCCGTCAATAGTATCGGTTTCTATATCACCTTTAGTGAATAATAAATCACCTTGTAGTATACCTTTAATACCAAGTTTTGGTAAGAAAGCTAAAGCTATTTTTAATTTCTCATTTAGTCCACCACCAGGATGATTTCTATCAATATCATCATCGGTGTAATTTAATTTACCATCTTTGTTGAAAACAGATTTTGTTCCAACAAAAAACTTTCCGTTTTCAGGATTTATTCCACAGATAACAGCAGGAGCTCCATCCCATTTTGTTGTAACATTTACTTTTGATTGAGAATGACCCGCCAACATATCTCTTAACGATCTTAGAAAATCAATCGATTGTCGAGTGCCATTTACACCAAAATTAAATATATTATCTTCTAGGTGTTCTAGGTGTAAATTGGCACCTTCGTTTTTGGCTTCTGTTAAAAAATCTAAAAATTTCATTAGTATAACTTTCCGAATGGTCCGAATTCACGTCCTTTTTTTTGCGCTAGAAAACTCATATCAGTAAAAAGATCATCCATTTTTTCTTTAGGTAAACTTGTTACATGCATTAAAAAATTTACTTGCATCAATTTTGATGTTGCGATATGAGGTTCTAATGTAAATACTTTTTGCATATTTTTTACAAACTCTTCTGCATTTTTACAACTACCAACATCTACACCATGCGTTTTAATATGGTTGAAAGCATTTTTAGCATACTGGACAGATTCTTTGTCGTTAAATTCTTTTAAAGTTTGAGGATAATTTTTATATGTATTGACAAACTCTACTTTGTATTTTTTGAGGAGAGTAGCAAGTTTATCTAAAGGAGTTTTACCCAAACGAGCTTTAGATGCGCCAGAAGCAGTAGGTTCAAATTTTAAATTTGCTAATTCTGAAGTGGTATTAGGTTTAATTTGAAAATCAAAGTATTGTTTTTTACCATCTTCCATAGCTTCAACAACTACACGAGCATCTTGTGTTTCAAACTTTGTTCCTTCTTTTAAACCTAAAGGACATTTCATAGATTTCACATTAAAATTGTAATGTTTAACATCAGGAAATAAAGCTTCATCTAAATTAACCTCTTCATATTTTGCTTCTTTACCAGAAATTAATTTTAATGAAATGCCAACTAAAGTTCTTTGTTTGTATAAAGTACGCATCATAGCATTTAATTCTGCGATTGAAGCCATACCTTCTTTTTTCATAGCTTTAGTTACATCACTAATAATTTTAGATTCATTTTTTACACACCAAATATCAGCCGGATTCCATGAATCTTTTTTAGCAATTTTAAATTTCTGTGCAATCAATTTAGTAATGAAGTCCATGAAACCACCTTCACGGGTGAATTCTGTGAACTGTGTTCCAGAAAACTCTTGTAAAATTCTTTTTTGTTGTGCGTAATAGTTATCGATCCATTGTTTATTAATAGCAGGATAGATTTTAACTAACTCATGATATTCTTTATCTTTTACAATATCATCACTACTTTTATATTTTACATTGTCATTTAAAGCTCTACGAAATATCCAAGCCGAACCTTTTTCTTGCATTGCTGTTAGTTCAGCAGCTGAGTAATTTTTTGCCATAATTATGGTTGTCCTAATACTTTCATACTTGTTAATGGTCCACTATTGTGTTTGATTTGTATACCAAACATTCTTTTACCATCTGCATGAACACTCATTAAAGTTCCTCCACTTTTTTCAACATGAACTTTTTTAGCATCTTTCAAGGCGTGATAAGTTTCGTTGTCTGAAGGATCTTCTGTGTGGGCAGAAGCTTCTTTCTCATGACCTCCAGTTCCATGAGTTTTAACATAAGGTAAAGCGTGCGAGGTACTGGCTTTAATAAATGTTTTAAGTAAATGATTTTTCAAATCTTCACTTTTCATACTTGAATAATGGTCATGTAATTTATCTCTAACCGAATTATTTACTTTCGAAGCATGAGATAAAGCATCTGAATAGAGAGCATTATTCCTATACGATGATGTACCTTTTTTACCAGCGACTTGTTCAGCAGCTTTAGTAGAAACACTATTTAACTTTTTCTTTTTTATGAAATCCGCATTTTGTTTTTTAACATCACTATCTAAATCCACTCCCAATTCTTTACCTATTGTTCCTGTTCCCCCATTATGGAATCCTATCTTTTTTGAGGAGGAAGATTTTAAAGAAGCACCGACAAATCCATGTTGAGCATCTTTAGGTTTATTATGAAAATGAACAACAACATCCGAAGGATTCTCTTGTTGTGT